TACAACGAGGGTAACAATTACATTAATATTGAATCCTTAGATTCCTTTGAATAATACAAAGTTGTTAGCAGCTTGAGTTACTAAACATCTTTCAGATAGGAAGTTAACCTCCATAGCATCAAGAGTTGAAGTAAATGCACCACCAGCAGAACCAGTTAGCCAAGATTTCATTCTTCTATCATCAGATTGAGACGCTCTATATCTTACGTGTAAGAAAGGTCTTCTAATGTTAGTTCCTAAAACTTGATCGTAAACTGTAGAAGTTCCAGCTGGCACTAATACACCTTCAATAGAACTAATACCATTAACACCGCCACGAGTAGAAGCGTCATTTAAATATTTCCAATCAGTCTTATAGAAATCGTAAGATCCTCTACGGAATCCACTAAACCCTAAATTAAGAGCCATTTCTTCAGAATTTTCAAATAATCCAAAAGCAGTACCTCCAGCAAATCCGCCAGAAATAGAAGCTAACATATCGTCAAAATCAAGAGATGTTTGTCTCTGTAAAAATAACATGTTTTCTTCAATTGCTCCTTGAGTATCTAAATTTTTAAGGATAGCATCAAATTCATCAAGTCCAGCAGCAGCAGTAAATCCTACTTCTACGTTTCCACGAGATTGAATAGCAGCAAATAAACCTTCAGATCCTGGTAAAGTAGTGCTTATATTTGCACCAGCAGCTATCTGATTATACTCAGCTTCTACCATACTCATTTCTAAGTAATCTTCAAAACGTAATCTTGTTTCAGATTCAGCTTTTAAGTACCATAAGTATCCAGATGTTCCGTCTTCAGTTGCAACTTCAACCCATCCAATTTGAGCCATATCAGATCCAGATACTACGTACTGGCTTCTTAGGATAATTGGGGAGTTAGAGTATTGAGTTAATTGAGGTTCAATTGATGTTCTTACAGCAGAATTACCAACACCAGCAGCGGTAGTAGTAGTTCCTTTTGTATAAGCAGATCCGTATACAAATACTTTAATTCCAGCAGGTCCTGCTCCAGCAGCAAATCCCGCACCCGCAGGTGTTCCAGAAAAAGCAGCAGGTCCAATAAGTCCAGCGCCTGCAGCAAATGGTACTACTGTAAAGTTTCCACCAGCACCTAATGCTCCAACAATTGTTACTAAAGCTTTTACTTCAGCTCCATTTACAGGATTTAAAAGTACCACGGTATCGTTAACAGATACTACGTTTTGTACATTAGCAGCAACCGTAATAACGTTAGCGCCCCCTGCATTAGCTCCAATTCCAAAATCAAGGTAAGAGATATGTAATCTATTTTGTTCTGACCAAATTACTTGATCACTTGTCATTGGCATTTCAGCGCCAACCATTCTTAAAAAGCCAGATAACGTACGATTTCCGTAACGCTCTACTTCTTGTTCATAAATTTCTGGTAAATACTGCTGAGCGAATGTATCGCCACCAGTTGCAGCAGCACCAGCGTTAAATTGTAGGTAGTTACTATTTAATACTTCCTGAGTTCCAGAAGGTATTAAACTACCAAATTGAGGACTTAAAGCCATAATTTTTTGTTTTTTTAGTTAAATTTTCTTGTTTTAATTTTTAGTTTTGTAGAATCAGCACCTGAAATTGCTTTAACTTTAAATCCATTTAAAAACACTTCTCCCTGAGTAGATCTAGCTTTAGTACTACTTAGGTTTTTTGAATTGTTTACAACTTCTTTTACAGCATCTGCTTTTCCTTGCTCGTAAAAATGAGCGGCAATCTTATCTACATTGTCAGCGGCATACATAGCTTTGTGATAGCCTTTCGTATCTGTAACATTACCCTCGGCGTCTAGGAACTTCCCAACAAGGTTATTAATGTTTGATTGGCTTTCTGCAACTTTATCACGATTTTGAATGTTGTACTTGTAATTCTTATCACCGACTTTAATATCGAAACCTTCGAAATTATCATTGAAAAGTTTTTTAGTACTTTCTTTAAATTGTGTATGTTGTTGCTCAGCTGTTTTTTGCTGCTTATTATATCGGTTAAAAAAGTCCGTAGCTTTTTGTTGATCTTGAGTAACGCCCGGTCTCAACTTGATCTCGTCGTAATATTTACTCTTTGTTTCCTCCAAATAGCTTTTGGCTTTTGCAACTTCTTCTTTAAACGCAATTCTTTTTTTGCGCGCATCTCTATCTTCGTCTACGTCTTCGTCAATAACAAAGTCTTCTAAAAGCATATCGATGTCTTCCCCTTCTAAATAAGGTTTTTCTTTTTTATAGTATTCTTTTAATAATGTAATATCATCTATTTGAGAATAATCGGCATTTAGTCTGGTATAGTCCTCTATTGTCCCACCTGTTTCTTCCATAAAAGAAACTAGCTTTTCAATATTTTCAGGCAAAGCTTTACCAAGAATTTTTTCATCTTGTATTGCTTTTTTTAATTCAACCTTAGTAATTTCTTCTTCAACTACTTCTTTGATTGGAGAAAACCCTTCAGCATCCTCTTCGGACTCTTGTATAGATTCTCCCATCTCTGCGCTATCTCCGGATGCTTCATCCACAGGTACTTCCTTTGTTTCTCCGATTTGAATGGCATCTTTTTCTGGTATTACCACCTTTGTAACTTCTGGAGGTAATTCTACCAAAGGTTCTTTAATGTTTACCTTAATAGGTTCATCGCTAGGTGTTGTTAATTTTTTAGGAGTTTTCTTTTTAACTTTAAACTCACCTTCCTGTTTAACAGGTTCATTTGTTTTTATTTCTGACATAATATAATATAATTAAATAATTGTTTACTTTTTACATAAGAGTCGGAATGCCCTCCTCAGATTTATTTTCAAAGTCTATTGGCAAACTGTCGTTTTGTCTTTGACTTATAAGTTCACTTTGTTGTGTAGCTTCCATTTTGCTACGAGTATCTTTACGATCTTCAATTGCAGTTTCTTTTTGTTGAACATTTTGAACATCTAGTTGTTTAAGCTGCATGTCATACTTAAATTTAGTTTGCATTTTTTGCGCTTCTAATCTAGCTGCAATTTCCATACGTTGTATTTCCATTTGACTTTTTGATTGCTCAAATTGAACATTAGCACCCATTATAGCTTCTTGTTTTTGTACTTCTGCCATTGCTGTTTTTTCAGCTGTGTCTGCTTGTGATTGTCCTTGAGCAGCAATATTAGCTTGTTGATTAGCTTGGTCCTGCTTGCCTTTAGCTTTACGTTTTATTTTAAGCATTTGATTTGCTAACTTAAGATTTTTAATGTTTCTTAAATCTATAGCGTCTTCTAAATCAATACCTCCTTGTTGCAATGCAACTTGTATGTTATTTTCTAATTGGGCTTGTTCTTCTTCATCTGGTTCTAATTCTAAAAATATACCAAAGTCATGAAGATTTAAATTTACTATTTCGTCTAACGTTTTAATGTTATATGTAGATATAGAGTTTTGTAAAGCGCTTCTAGTTAATGGGAATTCTAATGCATCGGCTATTTTAAGCGCAATGTTTTCGGCCAGTTTAAGAGTAATATAAAGACTAGACTGATTAATATGTCTAGTAGCTACATTGGATGCGTTAGCAGCCATCTTTTGTAGCCCTACTAATGAATTTTTATCCATCGCTGTTCCATCTCTTGCTTCATTAAGTCCGGTTACATCGCGAATCATTTGCAAGTAATACTGATACGTTTGTATAAGCGCATTAATTTTAGCTTGACCACTTGAGCTGTTAAGTTCTTGAATAGGCACTTTGCCTGGGTTCATATCTCCGTCTTGAGTAAGTGATCTACCAACTATCGAACCTGTTTGAAAATACATATTTAATGCTTCAGCTGGGTTGTAATTAGTTCCATTACCTAAATCAACTTCTGCAAGTCCGTCCATATCCAAGTAAACACCATCTGGCACCATGCGAGATAAAACTTGCTGTAGCTTTAAATGAGTTAATTGAATCATATCAGCAAATCCAATACATTTGCTTACAATAGATTCAATTCTTCCTTTGTACATTCTAGGTGCGCATAAAGCATAATTCATTTCTACCTTTGTAGTATCAGCTGTAGGTCTAGACATGTTTTCTGCTAGTTCCCACTTTATCATTTCATTAGATCCTAAAACTTTAGCACCATTATATAAAACTTCAATAGATCTTGAAACTCTTTCAAAATTATCATTTTCCGGTGGATTAAATGTATCTGGCTTTTCTAAAGCTTTCATTAAACCCTGTGGAGTTTCTTTTATTTTAAATACTTGATTGTGATATGTTTTGTAATCAAAGTATAAAACCTGAACTGTATTTTCGTCGTAATTACCCCAGCCTGTTATATACTGACTGTTGCCGGGCATCTCTTGAATTCTCTTAAGTTCTTTTTCACCAATGTTTGGAAATTCCTTTTTAAGCTCTGGTATTGTTATAGACTTTACTTCACCTACATAATATACATCGTCAAAGTTAGGATCTTCTGTATAAGAATAAACAACATAAGCGGGATCAACATAATCAACAGTAATTCCTTCTGCTGTATTAAAGCTAGTTTTCGCTACTGCCATACCTAGCACGGTTAAATCCATGTTTAATCTCCTCCTAGTAAGATCAAATTTATTTTGAGAAAGCACAGATGCTATAGCTTCTTCTTCTGCTATTTCTACAGATTGCTTATAGCTTAATTGCATATGAAGCTCTAATTCATCTTTTGATTCAGGTACTGTGTCAATATTAGGGGTTTGGTATAAGCTAATACCTAATGTTTGTTGAAGACTATCTAAATATTCTTTAGAAACCATATCTTCGTAAAGCATAGAAGCATAGTTGGTTCTTTTCTTTATAGAAGCAGGATCCTGAGCATAAGCTTTAATATCGTAAGCTTTAGCTGAAATACCATTAACAACTATATCTACAAACTTAGATAAAATTGGCACTGGTTTCCAATCCAAATTTAAATAAGATAAATCACC